GGTCTTGCACGCCTGTGCAGGGGGTGTCCCCGGTGGGGGTTGGCGGGTTTTTACCATGGAATCAATGTTTTTGTGGTTTGTTGTTGGAATCGAATGTTTGGTTGTGTTCTGTTGCCTTTGCTTCTGTTGCATGTTCTGCAGATGATTTGGCCGTTGTCGAGGGTGTTGAGTCCTCCCCTGCTGACGGGTGTGATGTGGTCGGCTTCGGGGCTTGTTGGTAGATCGTGTGTGTCCCAGTCGATGGTGACTCCGCAGAGTGGGCAGGCGACTTGTCCTTGTTTACGTGCTTGGGTGATGAGTCGTGCTCGCCAGCGACGATGGGCGGAGGATGCGGTGCGGTTGGTGTGTGCCATCGCGTCTCCGATCCTCGCCTAGCCCTGTACGGGTCTCGTTTGCCCCTGTAACGGCCTGGGAACCGTTGGGGGTATGAATGCCTTGCCCTTGCCCTGCTGTTCGATTCTAGGCCCTGTTTTGTTCGTTTGAGGGGGTGTCTTGAACGTGCCGGGGTGGTTGTTTTCTCCACTACCCCCATGGGTGTGAGAAAGATCACATCGCCCCCCAGCGGTGTCAAAAAGAGAAGGACACGAAAGAAAAAAGGGGGTGGATGAGTGTAAGCGTTTCACAGCTTAGCGCTTGGCGCCTAGCGGTGTAGGACACAGGCTAAGCAGGAACACCTTAAGGTTTTAAAGTCTTCTACATATAATATACACTTTAAGTCTCACCCGGTGTTAAGGGTTTAAGTGTGACACGCCGTACGCCTTCAGCCGAACACGCTAAGCCTGAAAGGGACACGGGTGTCAGAGTGTGGGGAGTGTGCAACCGGGAGCGTGCGACCGGTGGTACACGAGACACACGGTGAAAAGTCCATCAGCGCTGACGGTAAAGGTTCCTCTTCTCCCCTGATGAAGAAAAGAAGAGAAGAGAGAAAGAACCAAAGAGAGAAGAGAAGTAAAGAAGTTAACCCCTTAGCTCTTCTAAAACTTTTATAACTTATAAGCTTTAATACTTATATTATATTATTATACCTATAAGCTTTAAGGCTTATAGGTTATAATATTAAAGTTTAAGACTGATGGTTAACTTTAAGTACTTAAGGTCTTTAAGTCTTAAACACTGATGTGAAGTTTATATCCTTAAGTGCTAAGCCTTTAATGTTTTATACTTAACTTAGGTGTTAAGGTCTTTATACTGATGCTGAGCCTTGAAGGGCTCAGTGCTAAGTGTGTAAGCCTTTAAGGTTATTAATTAACTTTAAGTGCTAAGCTCTTAAGTTTACTTAAAGTGTTTAAAGCTTTAAGACTGATGCCGAGCCCTTGAGGGGCTCGGTGCTCAGCGTTAAGGTCTTAAGGGCTTAGCGCTAAGCCTTGAAGCTTTAAAGTGTTTGGTAGACTGATGGATGTAAGGGTGAAAGCCGCGTCAGCGGATTTCGGCCTTGCGTCCAGCTGGCTACCTGTCCAGCCTATCATACCCCACCTGGGATGAGTCAAACTGGTGGTTTTGGCTCTATAGGCGGGTTTGAGGGGTGTAAACGGGTGTTTTTGGTAGTAAAGGTCCAAAAATTAAACCTAAACTTTTCCTTAAATTTTCTTAGAGTCTTGTAACCTTTACAGGTGGTTAAGGCTGAAACCCCTAGTCAGAACGGGTTTCACTCCCGGGCAGCTGTCACGCTTGACTCTTGTGTCCTTTCCGAACACGCTAGGCCCATCAGTGCTGAGGGTGTTCCCTCAGGCTTTCGAGTACTCGTCGCTAGAGCTCCTCGTACTCTCAAGCCTTCCTTGATGGCGTGTACTCCTTTCAGGGCTGAGCCTGATGAGGCTGATGCCGAGCCCTTGAGGGGGCTCGGTGCTCAGCGCTAAGACCTTAAGGCTTGAAGGCTGATGCTCCCCCCTCTTTCTTGTACCGTGTCCTTCTTCCCCTCTTAGCATCCAGCACTGTCCACATAGTTGAGGCTTAGCTAACCAGGATAGGGGCTGATGATCTATGCCGAGATGGCTGATCGCGTATCAGGCTCCTGGATGCGTCTAGAATCGATCAGAATTGCTTGGGGGTATAAATACCTAGCCCCCACCCTGCAAGGCGCTCCTAGGCGTACCCCTGAAGCTTTAAACGGTATTTCTGGGCTACACCCTCCACGCCAGATCGACAGAGTAGTCTCGAGGATACACACCAAGCCGGGAGGATGTGGCCTATCTCACATAGTATGAGGGTGTAGATTCCATGCCACACCCCATGAAACGCTCAATCCAAATGAGCGTAGCCTTGACTGTGGGTTGCAGCCCACGCACTCTAGAAACCACAACAACCCCCACAACCACCGAAAGGAACATCACTCATGGATGGCACACTCATCACACCATCATTCACCAGCCTCTACGGGCAGACAGAAATCAACCCGCTCAGCCTCCACAGCCTCACCGGAAACCATTCAGACGACATCGATCTGGATATGGTGCGCCGCATGTACCACGCCAAAGTACAAGAAGCCATACGACTCATCCGACCCCTGTGGACTGTCACCCGCGACAGCGCCGTATACGGGCCACCCGACTGGCGCCACCTCTCCGAGAACGAGGCCGAGGAACTCCACGATCTCATCGACATGATCGACCTCGACGCCATCCTTGTCGCATCCACCCGATAAACCCTCAACAACGTTATCAGCAACGAAAAGGACATCATCATGCAAAAGATCGCCAACCACTTCACCCAGCTCTACACCCCCACCCCGGACTGCCCGGAGCCTTTCGACCTGACACGCCTCGAAAACCTCACCTGCGACCACCTCGATTTCGAGGGCCTCGCCGAAACCTACCGGCAGCATGTAGAGACTGAACTCCACAAGCTACGCCCCAACACGTTCATCGCCACCGATGGCACCGTGTTCAGCCATGACGAGTGGAAGCCACTCACCGACTGTGAAGCCACGCAACTCTACTGGAATGTGACCCGCATCAACATCGGAAGCCTGCTCACCCTGTGTGCCCGATAACACCCAGTCGCACACAATGAGCCTAGAATCGCCTAGAAATACCTGACCTATATAGTTGTACCCCCAAGACTCGCAAGGCGCTAAAATGGCACTACAGGAAGTCTTATAATGGAAAATAGGAGCAATCATGCAATGGACATGCCACAAGTGCGATAGCACAATCATCGGATACAAGCCAGAGCACTGCACAATCTGCCACGAAACATTCACGAGTACCACCTCAGGCGACATGCACCGGGTAGGCGACCACGGGGTCAAGACAGGCCCCAATCGCCGCAGGTGCCTCACTATCGACGAGATGGAGGCTAAAGGTATGAAGCGTAATCGTCTCGGCTACCGGACTACAGGACGTGACCTGTCATACCTCAAGGATAAAACCCCTAGCCACACAAGGATCGCTCACACAAACTGAGCGCCACCTTGACAGTGGGCCCAGCCGCTGAAAGTATTAACCATGTCAGCAACGAACAACACCCCAGAAAGGGGAACACAAAGCCATGAACAAGAAAACAGGCTACACCATCGCCGGCGCCACAGCCGCCATCATCGCCGCAGCCTCCTTCCTCCCGGCACCCGATGACAATCCGCCACTCGCCTCACAGCCAGCCCCGCAAGCCACCACAGCCAACACTGAATGGACACCTGCAACCGTCCAACAGCGCAAAGCCGAAAAGAAAGCACGGCAGGCAGCCGCAGAACAGTCACTGCGAGCCGAACAAGCCAAAACCCACAAGCAAGCCCAAGCAAGGGGGGAAGAAACCGCCACCGGACTCACCATGATCACGGCAGCACACACCTGCAACCGCAAAGCCGAACAGCAAGCCGCCACGCAAGGCGTCAAATGGAACGGCAACCCCGACATCGACCTCCAACTCCACAAAATTATTGGTAAAGACACCTTCTCCATCGTCTACGGCGCCACCGTCCGCCAGCCGGGAGCATCCAAACTACCCGTCACCGTCCACTGCCTTGTCACCGGAACAGAAAGCTCACCGCACGTCACCGACCTCAACATCAACCCGCAACAGTAACCCGCCAAGGAGCATCCCCGCTATGCCTCTCCTCTCCCACTACGCTGTCACCACCGGACTCGCCGACACGGCACACATTATTCACCACACCGGCGGCACACTACGCACAGCCACCGATATTGTCTCCCGCATCAACACCCTCAACCCAGACATTGATCTCGACCACGAAATCCACCAACTGTTATCTATCGAAACCAACCTGTACAACATTTATAAAACCATCAACACCATTCTTCAGGAGCAAGCATGAACACACCCAACAACATTGAGCTACACAGCTACGAAACGTTCTTCACCACACTGGCATGGATACAGGGCGCCATCATCACATGGATGTACGCCACCGGCACCAGCCACAAAGCCGCCCTCGCCATCATCGCCGCATGCGCCCTCGCCACCCTCCTAGGCGCCTCAACCCTCACCAACAATCCCCGAGACACTAAATGATCACAACACCCATACTTATTGCTGAAACCCTCGCCATCATTATTCTCGCCGTAGCACTCGCCCACAACCCCAACCAGTAACCCACACTCAAGGAGCACACATCTCATGGATGAGCCCACCCGCATGTACACCGACCCCAACACCGGTGCCAAAAAAGAACTCAAACTTTGCAGGCTATCCCTCATCGACCCCGCAGCCTTGCACGATCTAGGCTCCGTGGCAGGATACGGTGCCACCAAATACGGCGACAACAACTGGACCGGCGGCTATCCGTGGAGCCACAGTGTCGACGCCCTCTACAGGCACCTACTATCATGGCAGCAAGGACGCAACCTCGACCGCGAATCCGGGCTACCCCACCTGGCCCATGCTGCCTGGCACTGCCTCGCACTCCTCGCCTACCAGCAACACGATGCCGGGGTAGACACCCGCAACCCCTGGAACACCCACAAAGGCGACAAGTAATGCCCCTAGCACAATACCCGAAAACCATCCACCATCCAGGCCACATATCTTACAGTTCACTCACACAGTGGGCTGAATGTGGAGAAAAATGGCGCCTATCCCACGGGTACCATGTCCAACACCACACTTGGTATGCCACTATCGCCGGAAGCGCGATACACCACATCACCGAACAGTACGACCTACACCTGTACAATCCCGACGAATACCCTGCACTGCCAGACAAACTCTCATCCTTCAAAAACATTTTCGACACCCAAGTCGCCCTCGCCGAATCCGAAGGCACAGAAATCAAACCCTCCGGCAGAATATGCAAAAACATGTGCGAGTCGGGCGGGCCACACAAAAAAGACTACGACTGGTGGATGATGTACGGCCCCACCTTTGTGGACAGGTGGAAAAACTGGAGGCGCAACCACCCAGAATACATCACCGCTGTTATTGACGGCCAGCCAGGCATCGAATACCCGGTAGAAACCACCCTCCAGGACGGCACCCAGATCGTTGGCTACATCGACCGTATCTTCACCGACACCGACACCGGCGAAACCTTCATTTTGGACCTCAAAACCGGACGCCTACACGCCGACAGTATGCAGCTGCACACATACCGGTACATGCTAGAACAACACGGCATCCATGTCACGAAAGGCATGTTTTGGACACCCGCCACCAGCCGCAACGATGACAAGTCCCCGACACAAGGCACAGCAACCGAACTCTATGACCTTGACAACAACACCTACCGGCATGTATCATCCATGTACAGTCAAGCAATGAAAGGAATCAGCGAAGGCATCTTCGTACCCCACGTCACAGCACTCTGTAAAGGATGCCCCGTCAGGGACGCCTGCTGGGCGGTAGACGGGAAAGACGCCTACAGGTACCCGGTAGAATCCACCGTACAGCCACCCCAAACAGACAATAAAGAAAAGGACACCAAATGACCGATAAAGACAAGATCGACAATGATCGACTCACGATCACACTCAAATATGGTGGAGACTATGCTGCACCATGGGCGGTCATCCGCGGAGAAACGGCAGAGCAGACAAAACAGGCCATCATCGACCTGCTAGGCGGACTCAAAAACGATGACGTGTCCAAAGACTGGGATCTAGCAACACTCGTAGCGAGCGCATCAATCATCCTCCAAGACCGATACAACCAGGCAGCCAAAGACTACGTGGACAACATCGCATCCAAAGAAAACAGCATCGTCATCAACAAAATCAACAATGCAACAAGCAAGGCACAGCTAGCCGACCTTCTGAAACAGTACAAAAAGATCATCACCAGTAACAGTGACGTATCCGAGGCTTTCCGCACTAAACGAAACAGCCTCACCCGATAAACCAACAAACAAACCAACAAAACAGTAAAGGAAACAACAATGGGACTCGCCAACTACCGCAACAACAGCAACAGCACCTTCTTCAACCCCTCCCGAAACCAGGACGCCACCGCCATCGCCTTCAAAATCCACGACGTAGAACACAACACCGAAGGCTACGGCGGACAGACCGCCGATCGCATCTACGCTGATGTCACAATCTTCCACACACTAGACGATCTCAACAACGGCACCCCAGAAACCATCCCCAACGCCATCATCGAGAAAGCCCGCGGCAACAACGACCGGCCACACTCCATGATCCGCGACCTAGAAGCCTACCTTGGCGAGGAACAAGCCTTCAAACTCGCAACCGTACGCACCAAAAACGGGTTCAACGCGGTCGTGCTCAAACCATTAGACGACGCCATCTACGATAAGGTTGCCGAATACGTAGACAAGCGCGATAACGGCCAGCTAGACGACACCACAGCCTCAACTGATGCTGACATCGATATCGACTCCATCTGACCACCAAGACACATCCAACAGACAGATAGATTAAGGTCCCGATGCTCTCTCTACAACGATCCTTCGAGAGGGCCTCCCAAACCGCTGCTGAGCTGCCCCGCATACCCCAACTAGAACCCCTCTACCGCAACCTGGACATGCACATTCACAAAGGGGATCTCGTCATGATCGCGGGGCGGTCCGGCAGCCAAAAATCAGGGCTAGCCATGTTCATCACCGCGATGCTCAACCAGCCCGCCCTCTACATATCAGGGGACATGACACCCTGGGAGGCCTCCACACGAATCATCTCACTCAACACCCAACACACCACCGCCCAGATACAACAAAACATCGACGACTACGGGCCAGAATACTATCGAGACAGCATACACCACGGCCAACACATCACATTCTCATTCCAGTCACCCATCACATGGACCGACATCACAATGGAGCTGCAAGCCTACATGGAAATGTGGAACCGGTTCCCACCACTCATTGTTATCGACAACCTGATGGACATTCAAGACTGCGAATCCGACTACCAGGCACAGCAAGAAGCCATGCAATGGATCACAGCATTGGGCAGGGATACTGGCTCCACCATTATTGTCACACACCATGCAACCGACAAAACCGGAACCGACATAGAACACCCGCCAGCCCGGCGAGAAATCAAAAACGGCCTCTCCGAGAAACCACAACTCATATTGGGAGTCTCCCTGTATGGTGGCGAAGACAACGGCAACGGGCTCACCATCCCGGCAGAGGCACGCATCGCCGTACTCAAACAGCGCACCGGCAAATCCAGCCCAGACGGAACCCGATACGAAAGACTCAGAGCCTACCCCGAATACACATTCTTCGGGCCACTCGCCGAAAAACAGCCATGGAACATGACCGAACACCACAAAGGACTATCATGTCGACACAACAATCAAGAAACCGCCGAGCCGGCGCAGAATGGGAAACACGACTCCTCCACCAGCTACGCGACACCGGCTATGATATAGAACGACTCCACCTCAACGGCCGCGAAGACGAAGGCGACCTCATCCTCACAACCGGCCACAAAACCTATGTGATCGAGGCGAAAGCAGGACAGGCACATCTCGCCCAATTCGTCAAAGAAGCAACTACCGAGGCACGACACTATGAGCAACACAGAAACCGAGAAAACCAATCCACCATCGGACTCGTAGTGATGAAACAGCGCAACAAACCCTGGAGCGAAGCCTATGTGGTATCAACCCTCAACGAGCTCCTCCCACACCTCTGACACCTGCCGCCTCCTCGACACCTACCGGATACGGTACAACCCATCCAAGAACGAGCAACACATCCTCTGCCCGTTCCACGACGACCACCAGCCCTCCATGAGCATAAACCTCGACAAGGGCGTCTGGTACTGCCACACATGCGGTGTCGGAGGCGGACTCGCCAAACTACAACAACAACTCGAAGAAAGAAACCCGAATGTACGACAGCATACGCCCATACAACATTGCGGAACGCCGCCGAATCCAGAAAGCCTCGGCCCTCTACGAAACCCACCTCGAAAACATACTCGACTTGCTCTCAGCAAGAGGCATCAGCGAAGAAACAGCCCGCTACCACCACCTTGGATACATCGACAATGACCCCATCCCAGGCCACGAAGACTACAACCAGTGCATCACCATCCCCTACATGTACCCAGTTTGGGGGCGGCCAGCCGAAATAAGAAAAATGCGTTTCCGCTGCTCACTCCCGCACGACTGCAAAACCCACAACCACCCCAAATACTTAACCCCAGCAGGAGACACAGGCTCCATCTACAACATGGCCGCCATGGCCAACCCGGCAGCCGAAATACACATTTGCGAAGGCGAATTCGACTCCATGATCCTCGAACAATGCGGATGGTCGGCCGTAGCCCTACCCGGCGCAACCTCGTGGCAAACCTTCTGGACCAAATTCTTCGAAGGCTACGACCACATCTACATCTGGTCCGACCCAGACAAAGCGGGCCACCAGATGGCCCAAACCCTCCAAACCGCACTCCCCCAAGCAATCCACGTGCCCCTCACTGTCGGCGACGTCACAGACACCTACCTGAAAACCGGCAAAACAGGGTTGACACAAGCCCTCAACACAGTGCTACAATAAAACCACACAAGCAACCCAAACAAAGAAAGGCATATAAAACATCATGGACCCCCTCGACACATGCCCCATCCCCAACCGGCGCAACACCAGCCAAACAGCCAGGAGGCGTATCCGCCTCGCCATCTGTGCAGAAAAATGGGCTGATGGCGAAGACCCACTACATATCATGCACACCTGGGGCACCACCTATGATGGGATGCGATCCATGATCCGCGCCAACCCCGACATTAAACTACCCGACGACATGGCCAAACGGTTACACAAAATCTGCCGGGAAGCCTACCCCAAAAACCAGCCCAACAGGCACCGAAGCGGATGGGACCAATACGAAAAAAACTACTACACCCACGAAATACTCTTCCTCGACCAGTTCAACATCCCAGCCCTCGAAATCCTTAACCGGCTCAACGTGTCATGGACAATGTGGAAACAAATCATCACCGAAAACCATCTCACACGGCTACAAGACGAAACCTACAATGCGTGCCACTGGTACTATCTGAAACAGCAACACCCAGACTGGACCGACCAGGACATCACACAAGCCCAACACGCCGGGAACAACACCTTCAACCAGTTCATGCAAGACGACCAGCCGGCACTATCGTGAGCATCTCGTTCAAACCCACCACCCGAAACCGGCAAGCCGTTCGCGACATCATCACCCAAAACACCACCATCAAACCAGACAGCCTGCCAGACACAGTATTGCAACACATTATCGAATACTGCTGGCAAACCTTCACAGCCAGCAACCGGTACGCCGTCGCGGCACAATACTGGCGAGGCCAAAACCCGCCCGACAGTGAACACCAACGCATACTAGTCGGCTACTACAAAACCTTAAAACAGGCCAAAAACGCGGCCAAACAATTCCACTGGAACAGTCGGCTACAACAACAATGGAAAACATGGATACTACCCGTGCATAACGGCACCGTGTCAGAGCATTTCACCAACCAGAAAACACTCTTCGACACACAAACCAGCAACCAGGGTGACGGCGCACTGCCGGAGCATCTACAAAACGTCATGTGCGGCAACACACTCCACCACACAGACGGAACCGTATCGTGGTGCACCCGCAAACCAGGACACGACGGCGACTGCCGCACAGGATGGCAGCCCGCCACACAACCGATAGGACATCATGGCAACCAAAACTGAAACCCTTATTCAACGCTACGGTGATAAGGCTGCAGATGTGCTCGCCGACAAAACCATCCCCGCCTCATGGCTAGCCCAAATGCTCACTGAAGCCGGATACCCCATCTCCGCCACCGTCATCAAAGACTATCGCCGCAAACAAACCAACACCCAGAAGGAGGAGGATACCCAGTGATAGACAATATAGACCGGCTCCTCACACAGCTAGCCAACCACGACAACGCCATCGACACCATCGACGACAATCTAGCCAACGGCACCGTACGCCGCACACGCATCTCCGAATGGACACTCCCCAACGGAGAAACAGGCCGATCTATACAAAAAATCATCGACCACCAACCCGCAACAGACCCATATCCTGTAGATGAACTCGTAGCTAAGCTAGCCGACTGGCAGCCACCCACAACAGACAACACCACAACAGACAGTAAAACCGCATTCGTCATCGGGGCAGGCGACTTCCAAATAGGCAAAGGCATCCCCGGCGGGGAAACCAGCCGATTCGCAGACGACTATTTGCGCTCCCTCATCGTCGCAAAACACTACTGGCAACAGGCAGGCAACCCCGAACGAGTCCACATAGCCTTCCTCGGCGACATGATCGAAGGATACGTGTCACAAGGAGGCAACAACGCCTGGCGCACACAAACACCCCTGACGGAACAAATCAGGCTCACCCGCATGGCCATGATGCAACTCATCCACCAATTCGACCACTGCGCCAACGTCACCATCACATCCATCCCAGGCAACCACGGAGAAGCCGTACGATTCGGTAAAGGCATCACCACCTACGACGACTCCTTCGACGTAGACTGCTGCCGCGCCATCGCAGAAGCCTACCAGCTCACCAACCAATACCCCAACCTTCACTTCCACTTCCCCCAACGGGACGAAATGACCACCACCGTTGATGTGGCCGGCACACAAATCCTGCACGCCCACGGCCACCAATGGCGCACCGGCAAACACTACGAATGGTGGCGCGGCCAAGAATTCCACAACGGCACCGTATCTAATATTCTCATGGCCGGGCACCGGCACCACCTAGAAATCTCCGAGCAAGGACAACGCACCTTCATCCAATGCCCATCCATGGAAGGCGAATCCACATGGTTCCGGCACCGCACAGGCACCACCGGCCACCCCGGACTCGTGTGCTACACTATCCACAACAAAACACCAAACAACTATCAGATAGCGAGATGAAATAGTGCTATGAGCAGACGACCAACAAAAGCAGACCTAGCCACCACCGCATCGTGGGAATGGGCCACAGACCATCATCTTCGCACACTCAACCGGGCATGCACCAAAATAGCCACACACTACCCCGCAATCAGTGCAGACGACCTGTACCAAGACTCCCTACTATATATTGCGGTGAGGGAACAATACCACAACCTAGACAACAAACACTACACCAAAATGTGCTACAGGGTAGCCAAACGGCTAGCCAACAAAACCATACAACACCTAGACCAGCCGAAACCTTTACCCGATATTATTCATCTAGCCGACAACCAAACCAGCATTTAAGGAAAACCACAATGGTTACCACCATCCTCGACGACGGAACCCAAACCACCAGGCTACAAACCGTAGGCGCCACCACCACAGCAATCATCACCAACACAGAAAACCCCGAAACCATCACCGCCAAATACACTATTAGCAAAGACGGCACAGCCACCTACAGCATCAGCGGAAACACCTACCTCGGCGACCACCAACACATTATCAAACTCATGTACGACTACTGCCACTGTGTAGGACGATTCGACACCACCAACACCAGCAACCCAGACGACTTCGACAACCTGTTCAGGGGATGACACATGAACCGAACCTACACCACAGCCGACATTATTCAAGCCGCCCAATGGATCTGGAACGGCGGACCATGGAAACCTAGTGTGGAGCCGGGCATGCCACCCCCACCAACCGCGCCACAACACCACGGCAACAACATCGTCTCCATGATCGACCTGCAACTGGCCATCGACGACTACACCCTCACCTGCGAACCATCCAAGCAGCGACAACACCTAGCACGATTGGCAGCATTCCGGGAAGTCTACGGATACGATCAAACCTATTCGGTAGCAGCGCAGCGGCTCGGGGTGACAAGACAAACAGTGAAACAGTGGGCAGACCAAACACTCATCACCCTCACAGGCTACGCAAACAGTAGATACTATCCAGACGATAACGACGACAGCACAGGGATGGGATAAAAACCATGAACAACACAACCAATATTCCACAAGCAGCCCTCAAAGCAGCGGTACACCGTATCATCCAACAACAGCCCACCAACATGCAGCAATTGGAAAACATTGTTGACAGTGTCGAAAACAAGTACCGTGTACCCATCTCCCTCGACAATGTGAACCTTACCGTCAAAGAAGTCAGCCTCGACGATCTTGCTATCGACCAGGACACGCTAGACGAGTGCAGCGAAATTTTGTGGTGCTGCGACAGTGCAGGATACCCACCCACCAACAATAATCAGCCCGAAGTCATCCAAGAGGCCCTAGACTGGCTCGCAGGAATCGCATACCAGGCCAAACTACTACAATCGGTGGCCGACGATATCAGGTGGTCCATCATCTGCCACCGCGACAATCATAAAGGCGTCATCGGCCAGGATGTTCTAGACCAGGCCAACGAAACTATCTCTACCTGCCTCCACCTGTACCAGACGATTGAGGAAACCATCAACAACAACGAATCATAGCCATACCTTATAAACAGAAATAGTGCCCCAGCGGCAACCACCACATGATCGTGGCAGCACCGCTGGGGCACACACACATATTCAATTATGCAACAGTAGACTCTACCGTGCCAACCTCGGACTCGGCGGCACGCTTCGGCACATAGCCGGCAACATCCGCATCATCCATCGGCTCAATCATGCCAGGATCCGACACATCCACCGAGTGCGGCTCAATCAAGCCCCCATCGTCGGGTGGAACAAGCCCAGCATCCACAACCGTAGTCTTCGGCTTGCCGGCCACAAACGAAGGATTACCAAACGACGTCGCTACCGACAGCACAGCGGCCACCCCGGCTGTGATCAAAGCAGACTCCCACGGCAAACCGCGAAACGACTCCGCAGTATACGTGACACCCGCAGTAACCCCAAGCACAGCAACAAACGTTTGAATAAAAGTTTTCAGGGCACGCTCAAACAAACCCAACCAAAACTGTTTACCCACAACACATCACTTCTTTAAACTGTTAACAGCAGACTCGAGCCTATCGATACGGCTGCGACACTCCAACACGTAATACCATACACTCCACAAAGCGTCTTTTGTGCGCCACAGCTTCCCCGTCACCGGATTCTTCACCCACGACAGGGCATCAACACGTTTACCCAAATCACCATTCTGCACCTGTACCACACCAACATCATGGTGCAGCTTATTCACCGAACCAGTAAGCTGAGCAGACAATTGTTTAATCTGATCATGCAAGGCTTTCACATCAGCCACAGTTAACTCCTCACTACCACTACCGCCGCAGACTACGGCCATAAACCTGTCCCACGGAAACCACGGCCCAGGATCGTCATGATCCGACTGATGCCACGCATCCGTAACATCCGCATGCCCGCAAACACCACGCCTGCCAGCCTTCAAATCGGCCACCGACAGTTTCCTTTTCGGAACATTATATTTGTCACACAACTGTCTACACAGCACAGCCGCCTTCTCCACCGCAGGCCAAACCCGGGGGTCAAGCCACTGCTCCCGAGTGTAAGCATGCCCTGGCACCCGGAACGAGGCGTGCGAGCCGCCATCCGCGCAAATCTCTATACCCAAACTATGCGGATTCGGCGGGGCATGCCAGCCAATAGTAGACTCAGACAGGCACTGCACCGTCTCCCCAATATCACACACATAATGCGCAGAACCCCCAGACGATGGGGAAGCAAAATAGTTTGCCGTAGAAACAGCCCGCCCTCTACGCGAGGCGGACGGAAACCCCACATCCGGGCATGTCGCATGAATCACAACCCTATTCACCGGAGAATTAGAACCAGCCGAATGGTGTGCTGCTGGAATAAATCTCACCGCACACCACCCCCAAACACGACCAACATCAGTAACACCCTTCCTCTTTTTACTTGTGAGATGATATAGTAACTATAGGCGACGGTTTCACACCCTGGCAGGCCACCGAGCCCGATATGGTAGAAGCCGCACCGTCACTATATTTCACAAACAGGCGGCCCCCGGAACAGTACATGGATACCACAGAACGGCCATCCTTACCATCCTTGCCATCGGATCCGTTCACACCGGCGGGCCCACGCTCACCCCGTTCACCCTGTGCACCTTGCGGGCCGGCAGGGCCCGATGGACCCGGATAGCCGCGCTCACCAGCCGAACCATCCCGACCATCAGCGCCGTCAACACCGTTCACACCGTCAGCACCTGCACGGCCCGCAACACCATCGACACCATCCTTGCCGCTAGCACCGTTCACACCGTCAGGACCTTTCACACCATTCAAACCCGGGGAACCCTGCGGACCAACAGGGCCAACCAGCCCAGCCGAACCATCAACACCAGCAGGCCCCTGCGGCCCTTGCGGGCCCCGCTCACCGGCCGGGCCAGGCACACCCTGCACACTCCGCTCAACACGCTGAGCATCCACACACAAACCAGAACGGTGAAGACGCGCAGACTCCACCCCACCCGAAGCACACGCCTGCTTCACACGGCTAGCCAAACCCCTGGCAGCTGTACCATTCGACTGGGCTTTAGCCTGCTCCGAATCCCTTTGCGAAGCCACAGAACCATACCGCAAAGCACCCCCAGCCATCGCCACCAACAGCACAAGCGACAAAAACAACAGTGTCAGGGAAGCCTTCTCAAAATTGCGGCGCTGCCGCTTCTCCTCCTCCAACTCCCTCAACCCTACTCACCTCCACCATCAACAGTATCCTTCAAAAACTCGGGCAAATCAGGAAGATGCATCGGCTCCACATCATCAGGAAGTCCGGCGTTAAACCTTCGCACCTCGCGCCGCACACCCCACGTATACTCTTCCATCGCATCCACCTGCGCAGACAGCCGGCGCAAACGCCTCCTCGACCGGGATGTGACAGCCTGAACAGAACCCAAGACCGTGGCCAACGCGGTACAAATAGAGGCCACCAGTGCAGGAGTAAACCACGACACCACAGCCCCCCAACATCACACCATCCACCACAACACCTGTACAGTCACACGCCGACAGCAATCCAGTTAGCTATCGCAGGCACACCAGAAGGCTTAGACCCGTCATTCGTAATAAACGCTAAACTAAAATCCTTATTAGTAATATTGTAGGCTTTCACATCAATCTGCTGAGTACCACCAGCCGCCGTAGCCATAGACGCCACCACAACAGGCGCACTACCAAACGGGCGGGCAAACGAGATCGTGTAAGCATACACAGCAGACCCGCCAAACTGGATCGACTTAGAACCAGTCTCAATCCTGGGAGACAACAGCATCCACTCGTTAGCATGATTAGCCCACACAGCCCCAGAAGGAACCATCACCCGGTCACCCTCCACCGGGGTAGGATCACACGCAGCAGACTCCCCAAACGCCACACGGGCCGCTATAGCACGCCTATCCAGCTGCTGCTGCAACCCGTTAGACGACAACACCAAAGTAGCCAACAACTGCTGATGAAACACGCCAGGCTCGGCCCTCAACACATCACGGGCACGCTCCGCACGCCCCCCAGGAACAATCTCCAACTTGGCCGTATTCTGCTCCCAATCCCGAGACAACACCACATAGTCATAACGGGTCTCACCAGGACCAGGCAGCTGCCCCGTCACCGTCTCAACACTATTCGACGTGCACATCACCCCGTGAGCCCAAGCCTGCCCCGGCAGAACCTCACACAACACTGTGGCACCTTGTATCGTCGTGCCGACACGAAAATCGTCCGGGCCTTTCACAGACGGCATATTACCCATCAGACCAGACATTTGAGCCCAATCATACTCGGTTAACACACCATCAAAACCCTTGCACACAATACCCACAACAAACCCCAATCACTTGTCAAAACTTTTGCAAATCCCGCACACCCGCAGCCAAACCAGCCACACGGCGAGCCAACAAGGCCGACGGATTATCCTCATAATCCCCAGCAACAGGAGTCACCTTAGTCCACCCGTCACCAGGCGAATCACACTCCACATCAATCTGCCGAACAATCTCCGCGATAGGGCCAGAACCCACATCCACATAAATCAAATCCCCAGGCATCAGATTGCCCGGCCCAAACCGCAACACATCCGACTCAGCCAACTCGATCTTAAACCCCGACGTGGCCCCAGACTCGGACAGCACCTGCTCAGCCTCATCGAAGAGAGACACCTTCTCAGAATCCGTGTTACGGGCATCCTTAAACACCTCGACACGATCAAACCAGTCCCCCTCGGCCGCCGAATCAACATCCTCACAAAACAGCCGATCCCTACCCTCGCCGCGGCCACCAACAACCACCGACGTAGCCTTCGGGGCGTCACGCACATACTCCCACGACACAATCGAACCAGACTCGGCAGTCAACACATGCTTACGCGTCACGGCAGGCACACAATCAAACAGCAAACCACGCTGATCAAACTTCGCATTCTCAAACTGGTTCACCGTGACAGTCATCCGAGCCCACGACAACACCGGCAACAACTTATCGGCAAACACGTGAAACCGCACCTGAAAATCCTTAATATAGCGGCCACGACGCTCATCATCGGTCATAAACAAACCAGGCGGAAACCGCCAAGCATTATCCCCCAACACCTGCTTCGCCACCGACTCCGCCGCACCCGAATAGTGGGCATAATCACGGTCCGCACGCCACTCCATACCAACCATACCAGGACGATAATTCACAGGCCACATCAACATACGCCACAACAGGCGAATATCATCCTCACACGTGATAGTAACCCGCGAAGACCGCCACGGACCCACACCATGCACCCTGCGCACAGGCCCAGAAAAAATCTGGCCACCACCATAATCAACAACCAGCCGTGCACCCGGCTTCGTCAACCCGTCAAGCCTGGAATGATCACCCGACACCACCAACTCCAGCGTCGACAAACCATTCCACTTCAACGACAACTTCAACGACTCAAAAAAATTGATAGGCGCCACACGGCGATAATCCGGTGTAAACAATGTTATCTGCGGGACAAGACCAGCCATCAACTATTCACCAAGCCCTCAAAAACCTGTACTGCACCGACACAACAATGGCACCCAAACCAACCATCTCAATATTCACACTCCGAGAACCGCCAGGCGGGATAGGCGCAAACTCCCACTCCTTCAAACGATCCATCACATCCTCAAACCCGTTCAACAACGCAGACTGTTTACGAGGATCCGTGTCAATAGTGATCCAATCATACTCCTCGACAGGATAATCCGAAGACACACGCAAACCATCAATCTGCACAGACCACGACTCCAAAGGCCCCTCAACACGAATCACAGGCCACGCAGGCACATCACCCTTATTAGACAGGTTATCCCAGCCAGAACCAACACCAGGCGTCAACACCACCGGAAACGCCGTGCCATCCTTGCCGACAGGGCCGCCACCCAACCAATCCTGCAACTTCGCATTACTGAAACGAAACTTTTGCTCATCCCCATACCAAAACGGGTCATAGGCAGTCAAATGAAGCACATAACGCGCATAGCCACGATTAACCGGATCAACCGTAAACGTGTCATCAACCGAATCAAACCGACACCTTAGCACACGCTCACGGCCGGCAGGAGTCTTCACAGACAACTCCCCCACCTCGCCAGGAGGAAACGCCGACCACAACTCGTCATACGCCTTCAAAAAACCGTCACGAAACCCGCCCACAGGGTCAGGATCAACACCCGACACCAGAACAGGCAGCGTCACCTCGCGAGGCTTCACATTAAACCCGCGCCACTCAGACCCGTGCACCCCAACATGAGTTTGAGAAAAATGCTCAACCTCAGGCACACCCAAACCGCGCAACGAATCATTCAACAACATGACAGGAGACGCACCCGTATAATCCGTCAAATGAAGCACACGCTCCGGATCATTACCAATCAACGGCAACATAGACCAGGTGACAGTCAAACCAGAACGATCAGACGGGTCAGGAAGAAACATGAACCACACCCCCAATCACACGTAAGCCAACGCGTTCAACGCGTCACGCTGCTGCCGCTCAATCCGCTTCGCAAACTCGTTAGGATCACCATAAGTAGGCCCATTCACATTCACCACAACACTCTTCTCGCTCATCCGCTGATACCTGCCATACGGTGTAAACGAGCCCACAGACGATCGCACACCAAACCGGGCATCAACCGCATCCGGAAGACGGCCAGCCACACCAGACATCGCATCCAACGCCAAACCAGCATTCCCGGTGATCCCCTCAGCCAAACCGGCAACAACCTGACGGCCAACCTGATCACGAAACACCCTCGACGGGGAATGAATACCCAACACCGATTTAGCAGCGTTAGCCACCTGGGCACCCATATTACGCACAGTATCCAACAAGCCACTCAAAGCATTCCGAATACCATTACCCAAACCAGACACCACATCACGGCCAGCCGACACCAACAAGGACCCCATATTACCAAGCGCACGCCTAATATTGCCAGGTAAATTACGGAAAAACCCTAACACACCATGCACGCCGCTAGACACAGCCGAGCCCATAGCATGCATAGCACTAGAAGCCGCATTCCTGGCCCCATTAAACCCGCGCACAGCACCATTCCGAACCCTAGACGCCATCGACCCGAAAAACCCGCCAACAGCAGACGCCACCGAAGACACCACGCTACGTATCCCGTTCATGGCGGAAGACACAGCGCCACGGGCAGCGTTAAACCCAGACCTCACATGAGAAGCAACCGACAAACCAAGCCGCGTAAAAAACCCCACAACCGCGTTAACGCCGCCAGAAATGATCGACTTGAAACCGTTAATAAACGCAGACGTAAACGCTCGAATATGATTCCAGCCAGCCTGAATAACCGAACCCATGCGTGCCAAACCCGACATGAAATGGGCCACAACCCATCCAAGAACACGGGCAACAGCAGCAATAACACGGGCGACAGCCGACACAACAGCACCAACAATACGGGCAACAAACCCAACAACCGCTGTCACCATCGGCGCCACAACAGCAAGAATACGGGCCACCACCTGTATCACAACCGCAACAACCTGAACCACCACACGCATGACCGCCATAATCACAGGCATCAACGACCGGATAAGGCCGATAATCGGCGGCAGAACAGACATCACAGCACCCAAAATCTGTTGAATCACAGGCATCAACACCGGCACCAGCTGCGACACAACACCAACAACCTGCCGTATCACAGCCACAACCGCCTGCATAACCGGCATCAACGCCGGCAACAACATGGCAGCAACCTGTGTCACCGCACCAATAATCTGCGTGATCACGGGAACCAGCCGGGCGACAAGCATACTAATCAAAGGCACCAGCTGGGCAGCCAAACCGGCAACCATACCAATAATCTGGCCGAATACTGGCGCCAACTGGGCCACAACCCCGGCAACCAAACCAAACAGGGGCTGAATAGCGGCCATGATCTGCCCCAAAGCCTGGCCAACAACCCCGACAAGCTGCATCACCGCGGCACGGAACTGGGCGTTAGTGGCAAACATGGCAGCAAACAAGCCGATCACAATCCCGACAGGGCCACCCAGGGCGCGAAACACGCCGCCAAGCCCGCCGGCGGCACCCTTCAAAGCACCAAAAGACGGCAGTAGATTCTTCAACGCAACCGCCAGCGGGGCAAAACCCGCGACAAGCTTCCCCACACCGGCAGCAACAATACCAAACACTGCGGTGCCGCCAGCAAACATGGCACCCAAATTCACTTTAGGGACAGGCAAATGCATTCTCACAAAGATGCCCTTCAACTGCTCCACCTTGGCGCGCATCTGTGCATTCATTCTCGTGATCATGCCCGGCATACGATTAATCCACGCCAAAATAGACGGCATCATACGCTGAATACCAGCATCTACGGCAGCAAACATCGGCTTCACAGAATCCGTCACCGACTTGATAACCGGATTCAACGCAACAAAAATCTGCCGCAACCCGTTAAGAAACGGCGCCATAGCCGTAGCACCAAGATAACCCAGGGCGCCCTTAACATTCTTCATAGCGCCCTCAAACGTCTTACCAGACGCCTGCGCAGCACCACCCATGCCAAGCTTCATCGCAGCCGCAAACGTGGCAAAATCAATCTGCCCCTTCGACACCATCTGCGACACCTCAGCCGAGGTTTTACCCGTCTGCCTGGCAAGCAAAGACAGTACAGGAACACCCGCCATCGTAAGCTGCAACATGTCATCGCCCTGCAACTTACCGCGAGCCATCACAGACGTAAAAATAGCGCCCGTATCCTGAAACGACTTACCCGAAATATAAGACACATCGGCGACAGTCTTCAACACATCCGTCATCTGCCCGCCAGACTTCACACCAGAAGCCGACAAAGCAGCCGCAGTAGAAGCCGCATCCCCTAACGCATACGACGTACCCGTCACAGCCTCAATAGCCGAATTCATAATCGACGACGTGTCAGACGACGTGTGACCCAAACCAGTCAGTTTAGCCTGAGCCTCATCGATAGCCATAGCGCGAGCAATACCGCCACCAATAGTCACATCATAGATAGACTTGAGGCCCTTCTTAGCAACACTAATGGCACCCATCATTGCGGCGCCACCAAGCGCCAACTTCATGCCCTTAGCAAAAAGACTACCCGAACGCTGCCCCTCAGCAGGCATAACCCCAGAAAGCTGTTTACCAACATCCGCCTTCAAACCCGGCATCTTCGTATACAACGACACATATGCGGAAGCAATCTCACCAGACATACACTATTCACCCCATAATATTAATCTCGCGAGACACCCCGCCACCGGCACGAACACGCGCCAAAATATCGTCCACCTGCCCAGACGTAAACCGGGCCCTACGCTCATCCGTAGGCCTAGCCACAGGCTCCGGCTGCCCCTCACTATTAGCAGACCTGTAATGATCCAGCATGTCCAACACAGCCCACTCGCACCACTCAAACGGGCGCTGCCACCCATTAAGGTGGGCCGCCAACTGGCTAGACGTATCGGTACACAACACGCCAGCCAGCCGGACAGCCTCACCCCAACACATTATCGGGCCACCAACACTATAAACAGAAACACCAAATTTAGTGCGAAAATCGTATTCGATGGCCCCACGATAATCATCAATCAGGCCGTGGAGCCAAACTATTCCCCCAGCGAGGCACCCTTACCGTCAGGCTTGTATTCCATCCACTGGCGGAAAATCTCGGCAACACGAACCATAGGAAGCCCCTCCAGGGCCTCCACCGCGTCAGCCGGGGCTGCAGCCTCCAACATAGAAAACATCACCTCAACCTGGGCGAAATCCGCAGACTCCCCCGACTGGGCAATCTTAGCTGCACGACGGAAAACGCGGGCAGGAACAGCCTGAGCCGTCTCCTCCGCATCCGCCAACACCCAGCTACGGTCACCAATCTTCAACGTGTAACCTGTGTCACTCATCTATCAACAATCCCTAAAATCGTATATCAGTTCCCAGACGGCGGATTCGGATCCGGCTGAGGCTTCGGAGGAACCGGAGGAGTATCAGCTTTTAAAGCCGTCATCCACCCCCGACCCGACACCGCATTACCAGTCTTATTAATCTGGGCAGGATACGCCTTCAACGTCACACCATACCCGTACACCTCGCCATTCTTACCCTTGATCTCGTCACGATCGACAAGCTCGACCTCAGGGAAATAGTAGCGAATAACCTGATCCCCATCCACAATATCCATCAACAGGGCGTGAACACCCGTCGTGGCACCCGGAGAAATATCGAACGAACCCGAATCGGATCCGGCAGTCACCTTCGACTGCCAAAACAGCTCGATAACCTCCTTCTTAGACTCGATCAGCTGGAAAGAAATCTCGATAGACGACTCCGTAGCAACCGTGCGAACAACATCCGCATTCTGCCAAGCCTTCAAATCATCCGTTTTACGCTCAGGCTTAATCTTAAACCCGTCATCCGACAAATAACCCAGTGCGGTAAGCCCGGAAGGAACCGCCTCCACACCCTTAATAGTATCACCCGCGTGCGCGTCACCAATATAAACGTCGCCAGTAACCGCTGAACGAACATTAGACGCTTTACGTGTTGCAGCCATCACAACCCCCATTAAATATCAAACAATTACATTAAAACAAAAACAAATACGTTTACTCAGATTCGACAGGCCTACATATCAGCTCGAACAGCGAATACACATCAAAACGTGCACCATCAACCAGCAAATCAGGACCCGTAGAACGCCTACAAAACACCACCGGATCACCATCAACCCCGTCAGCCAGCACAGCCTCAACACGACGCGCCAAAGACATAGCCCGATCAGGCGTATCAGAAAATACATTCACGCGCAAAAAAACACGCTCACGAACATGCAACTGCGGGCCACCATCCAACGCCAACCAAATCAGGTCACCCGTAAAATCATCGGGCACCGTCCCCACGCAGGATATATTAGACAGCCAGCCATCATCCTTGAGCACACGTTTAGCCCACTTCCTGGGGTCATCGTAGACGATCACGACGCAGCCCCAATCGAACGAGCCAGCGTGCCATGCTTAGCCTCAATACGCTTCCCACCCTTATATGTGGTGCCTATACGAGCGACAGCCTCAACACGGTGAACCTGCACCTCCGACGACAAACCATTACGGTATTGGGCCTTATCGAAAGCGTTACCGCCCACATTCGCCGAGGCTGCACGCTTGACACGCTCGCCACGCTCAGCCAACATAGCCTGCACCCCAGAAGACTTCAACACCTCACGAATACCCGGCAAGTTCAGCTTCACATTCACATCCTGAGCCACTACCCATCAGCCCTTCTTACGCTTCACATTGATCTGCGTGCCCGCATCCCAGCCAGACATCGGATGATGCCACACAATAGGAGACCCGTCCGCCTCCCACACAACACCCCGAATACGCCACCTGCAACGATAATCAGCACCCACAACAGACTGCTTGAAAAGCATCGACCAATGCTCATAGTCAGAGTCACGCCCCGCGGCCTCATCCTCCTGCGAAACGGAAGCATAGATGGCCACGTTATGGTACACGGTTTCTACAGGATGCCCCCAATCCTCAACCTTGTCACCAAGATCATCGACACGAACAGTCGGTTGAAGCATCACAACCGTTTCACCATAAGGAAAACTGGTCATATCATATCTCCCACAAAGGGCCAGCGTAGCCGTTAATATTCGACCCGCACGAGCAACCCTCACCCCACACCGTGGAACACACCTCAGAATGATTCAAACTACTCCTCATGGTCGGTGTAATAGTGAACGCTTTACCAACCCCACCATCACCCTCACACAGCTTCTTCAACGCGGCAATCTCAGAAGGCCACAACAAATTCGTGGGAGTATTAGACCGTGTAGTCTGGGCGAAAGGACCCGCAGACTCATACTGCACCTGACCCGACACGCCAGTATCATTCCAGCGCAACAAAGCCCTGCGCAGAATAGCCTTAGCGGCATCATTGTATTTGAAATCAGGTTTAGCGATACAGGGGGCGACACTGACAGCCACAGCCTCCACATCGGCGATCATCGCCTCAAGCTTATCTTTAGGAATATCGGCGAAAGGCTCAATATCCTCAGGCCTCAAAATGATACCCATCAACACCACCCCCTGCACACAGCATGAACATTATCGCAACAAATGAATCAGTTCTCGGCCGGCGGATTAGGCTTCGGGGCAGCCTTCTCCTTCACAACAGCAAACGAATCCAGAGACTCGATAGCCACATACAGAACCGCCTCGGCACGAACCATAACCTCGTTATGTCCCTTAAGATCACGGCCAGTCTGATCCGGGTCGCCATACTCGATCAGTTCGATCGGGAAGTTACGCTGGAAACCCCAATGGACACGCGAAAAATCACCAATAATAGCCTTAACACCGCTACCAGGAGACATTTCCGGGGCACCAGAAACAGTCGAAGAATAACCAACATTCAAGCCACGCCAATTATCCAAACCCGCAAACCCGGCGGCAGGATACATAGGCTGGCCGGCAAGCGGCGAACCCTTAGGATAAACCTCAGTCGAAAGCGCAAACGAGAACGCAGGATCCAAGGCTACACCGTTAGGAACCTGCAAGCCAGCACCCGCGATCAGACCGACAGCCTTAATAAGATCAGTCGTAGCAGAATCGGTAGCATCTACAGTATTCTTCGTCTTATCAAGCGACACCTTGACAGCCGCAGCAGGCTTACCCGTAGCAGGATCAATACCGTGGAAAGCAATAAGATCCACAGCTCGACCAATCGAGGCACCCAGAGCGGGAGAAATAAGATCCTGAAGCACACCCAGACGGTAATCAGCGTCAGCCCACATAAACTCGTCTGAGACACGCTGCTGAGTCACAACCTTGATCGGCTGGGCAGTAAACGCCGAAACATCCACCGATGCGGAAGGCTTAACCTCGCCCTCGCCCACAATCTTAGCGCGAGGCACACCACTGAAAACGGCACCCTTGACCGGCCCAAAAATCGTCGGCTGCTCCGGCGACAGCTTAGCAAGCACACCAGAATCGATAGCACGGTCACGCACCGCACCAATCATAGAACCAGGAAGCTCAAGCTTCCCTGCAGAAAGAAAATCGTCAGCCATGATAAATCATCTCCTAGAATTATTGACAAGAGCATCCACAAACGCGACACCCTCACGTCGTTTAACATCATCAACGGGGGCACTCCCCGCAAGACGGCGCACACCCGCGCCACCACTACTATGGTCGATCAAACCCTTCAAAGCTTTCGCAGACTCGGCAAGCGACTCCTTATCGCCACCCGACAAGAAAGCGATAGCATCACTGGACAAACCATACTCTGAAGCCACCTCGCGCTTCACACCCTCAAGAACAAACCCGTTGATCCTGTCTTCGAGTTCCTCATTCTTGCGGCGAAGCTCATCAATAGTAGATCCAGAATCGTCACTCGATGTACGAAGCTTCTCCAACTCGGCGAAATTACTTTTAGCACGAGACTCCCACTTACGAGCCTCAGCCTTCCAATCCGTGCCAGAAGAAGACTCCTCCTTCACGGAAACATCACCGGCATGATCATCGCCGGCAGCCTGCCCATCCTTCACAACATCAACAATGTCTCCACCCTTTCCGGGCTCCACAACATCATTGTCAACACTCTGTTCTTCAACGTTTTGATCGGCCATAGCCTAACCCTACACTCCTTGCGGAAAACAACACAACATTGTTGACCCCCGTGCGGGAGACAACCCTGTGCACCGATAACCGGCGGCGCACAACCGGAAACCACATCAAATTATCTCATGCCGCCAACAGTACGCATAGCCTTCAAAATATTGCCAGGCGACTGCTGCAACCCATGATCATCAACCCACTCACGAGCCTTCTCATACGTCCTCTGATATGCGGCATCAGCCCTATTCGGTTCCCAAGGACCAACAACCTCAACCACCGTACAACCACAATGATCATGATACTTCGAACCAAACGGACGCTTACCACCACGCTTATGACGCCGCGTATGACCAGTAGTAAGCGCCCGCTCCCGAGTCGTATAATCCGATCTCGTGGCAAGCATGGCACAAAAAGCACACGGATCACCATCAGTCACCCTGCGCCACGACCTACCCTGCGCACCAGCAGACCACTCAACCGTGTCACGACCAGCATTCATAACAGCCCGATTAACACCCGCCGCCATCGCATCAATCGTATCATTCGCCCTATCCGGGTCACTATTCATAATCTTCATAGTCGAAAACGACCTAGCCAAAGCCGCAGCAGCATCAAACTCGTCATACACAATCAAACCCGGATCCACACCATTCAACCGGCGAAAATCCGACACAAACCTGGCAGCCAACGATGCCGAACCATCATGGCCGGCACGCTCCAACTCCACACACAAACGCACATACTGCGCATCTGTCATCTTCCCGGCACGCCACAAACGACCAAGCTCGGCATAATACCCAGCGTATTTCCCAGCAAACCTGACCGCCTCACGCTGATACTCAGTCGCCGCAAGCCTCGACGCAACACCCGAAGCCATCGCCTATCATACCTCGTTAGTTTGACGCGATATAGCCCCAGCCAGCGCCGCCAACGGATCCGCAGATTCGGCACGATGCCGCATCACAGCCTCAACCTGCACATCATCCAAGCCCAGCATCTCCAACACCGTCCGAGAATCCGCCGGCAAAATACCGGCACCCACAAGCTTCGTCACAGCATCAGCCGTAGCCGCCCGAGTCGGGGTTGAAGCATCACGCCAACGCAAACCCACATCACCAAAAAAATCGGCCTCGTTCACAGAAGAATCAAGCGCCTTGGCAGCCAAGAAACCAACCGACAGCCAGCCCTGACCAAACGACGTCTGCCTGCGTTCAGCACGCTTCACAAGCCGAGACTCCTCGGCAGCCAAAGCCTCCCCACTAGGCGGGTTAGACGTGATAAACCCGAAATAGCGTTCCGGAACAGCCGCCTCACCCGCAGTCAACTGCGCCAACAGCCGCATCTGATCCGAATACGGTGTAGGACTATTGACAGGAAACGACCCAACATTCGGGGTATCACCGTCATCATCCTTATCCACAGCCCACACAGAAGCCATCGACAGGACCCAGCCAGGCTGCGAAAACTCATCCGCGCTCACACCCGTAACCCAACGCTGAGGATACGCATAAAAATCACGATTCACAGACTGCCCCAACAGTGTGCGAACAGCCTCATCCGTGTAAGCCCTAATAGACCTCGTAATCTCCGAACGGCCATCAATCCTAGAAGTACGGCGACGATTCACAATAGGCACCAACGGAACCGCACCAAGACTATTCACGATACGGCCCGTCTCAACCCACTCGCGAGACCCGCGCCGCTCCACCTGAACAATCACATCAGGAAGCAACAACTCCGCCTCAACAACCTCAGGATCACACGTCTGCTGAACCACCAAACCCGCATCCAGACGAGACCCGTCAGCCGAAAACCGGCCTGTACAATTCTTGGGTGACTGCGGACGAACAGAAACAGTGCCATCCTCTTGGGGGATAACAGCCACAAACGACAACCCAAAAATCAGCGCATCCAAATGCACATCACACGACGCCGTAGCAAGCCGATTCGCAGCATACACACCATCCAGGCCGTAGCCGTCACCATTCGTCCAGCCCAGCCAATCCAGACGCTCCTCCAAAGCATCCACAGCTATACCAGGCCACGACACCACCGTCTGCACACGCTGCAACTCCGGAGGAATAGCCACCCCCAAATCACGCACCCGATTAGAGCCCTCATAATAGCCCTCAATACGACAATGCCACGAAGACAACCTCTTAATACGATCGTACATGCCCTCAATCAAAGCCAACTCGTCCACGTTCATACCACAGACACCCGCTTCCTACCAGACCGTTCACGCCGCTTCGCTTTCGCCATCTTCACACCAAGATACGCCAACGACACAGCCTCCAAAGGAACCTCAGAACCATCCTTAAACGAGGAACCCCAACCCCACGCAGAACCCTTACGCTTCTGAACAGCCGACCTCACAGCAATATCCAACATGTCACGGCGAGAATCAGCACGAGGATGACTGATCACACCCGACCTGACACCCTCCAAAAACGCCTGACACGCCTCCACATACACCCCAGTATCAGCAACCACCACGCCACGACCCGGAACACCACGATCCGTCAACGCCTTCTGCAACAACACCGCACCAGACCCGGCAACCATGATCCGGTCAGTATCACCCCAACGAACCGCCAACCAGTCAGCCAACCGGCCCACACCATCAACAATCGTCCCCGACAGCCCATCAATAACCTCAACATGAACCCCAGCATCAGTCCGGCCAGCACCCGCCAAAGCAACCCGATCCCCAGAACGAGAAAACGAGACACCAAACACTTTCCCGCCAACCAGAGCCGCCTCATCCACAGCAGACTGAGCCCACTTATCCGCCGGAATCACAGACGTAGCCGACTGGCCACGATCCCACCAGCCAAGCCGCTCCCGAGCAAACCCGGCAGCAGACATCGACTCATGCTCATCACTTACAGTCCCGAAATTCAGGCGGCGACCCAAGGCTGGATTAGTATTCCCAGCCAATTTCCGCCATTGTCTAGCTAAATCGTCCGGGTTAGACTCGTCAGGAATCGAAAACTCCGTCCACGCAATCCGCTTACCACCCGACAAAGCCTGCCCACGAAGACGCAACACCACGCTACCATCCGCTAAAGGCCCCGGAGGAGTCCCTAAAAAAATCTGCTGCGGATCGCCCGAAGGAGCCGCAGACACCGTAGGAAGCAAAGCCTCCAACTGCTCATCCGACAACTCCTGCGCCTCATCACACACCAAATCATCAACAGTAAAACCGCGAGCAGACCCCCGGCTACGGGCCACAAACTCCACCGAACCCCAACCAGGACAACCACACTTACGCTCAAACGTGGCACAATCCGGATGATGCAACACAATAGCCTCCTGGCCATTCGTCGCCCGAATCGACTTCACCATACGATACAAGTCAGGAAACTGCCGCTCATTCTCAAAAAACGACCTCAACCGCATAAACGCCTTACGAGCCGACTTCAACTCATGAGCCGTATGCAAAATACGGCGACCCTGAATAGTCGCCTTAAACAACTCCACAATCTCCAAAATAGCATTCTTGCCATTCTGCCGCGGAACAAACACCCCACACACACCAGAAGCAAGCCTGCCATTACCACCGACAGCCAGCCAATCATCCAACACCTGCTGCTGCCACGGATCAGGCGTCAACCCATACGCCCTACCAAGCTCACCAGCATCCCCGCCAGCCGTCACCGAATAGGCTGCCGCCACACGATGACGCGGAACCTGAGACCCCACAATCTGAGACATCAAGCACCCCTACGCTTCCTATACCGGTCAATCATCGCCACCGCAGAACCATTACCGCGACCACCAGACGCCACATCAACCGAATACCGATCCAACATGCCCATAAACGCCTTCACATGAGCACGAAGCGAAGCCACCAAATCCGCACGCCCCTCACGCCACACCACATCATGAATCACCGCAGCATCAAGGAGAAACAGCCACTCCTCATCGCTCACATATGCGGCACGCGCATCCCCACCCCACACACGCCACCACCTGCGCGTTTCCTCACACCAATCGCGAGACTCAGGAAGCTCAGGCTGCACCACACTCACCACCAACACACAAGAAAAAAGCCGACAAACAGATAAATCCACAAAAGGGAGGCATTTCACTAAGATC